CTTTGAAAATTCTCCGCGGGGATTTTTTGGAAAAAGGCTTTAACCTTGATCCACCCGGGGCAACATTTGAACGAGCCCACAAGGTTGATAAATTGGCCTGTAAGATCCTCTTTACGCCCAGATTGCGATCTCCTCCTTTCATTACCTCCTTTCCAATGAAAGTCTCTCGTCTATGACTTGCCGCGACAGATGGCTATAAGGTTTTCTCCACTTACAGGTTGTACTCAACTTGTGTGGGCTTCTTCAAATGTTGCCCCAAACTATATTCAAACTCAAACTCATTCAGCAGAAACCACCATGAAAGTCACAAATAATCTGCAAAAACAAGCGGAGAGGAGGCGGTAGAGTGGCTAAAGCTGTGAAGGCATCTGGAACCACAAAAACAGCTCGCCGAGTTCCTTTGACTCCAGAGGCCCGAGAAAGTCAGTTGATTTCGTTGGCAATGGACCTTGCCGAGCAGCAGCTACGAGACGGAACCGCATCTTCTCAGGTTATTACAGAGTTCCTAAAACGAGGTTCTACGAAGGCTCAGATCGAGAAAGAGCTTTTGGAGAAACAGGCTGAGTTAGCGGCAGCAAAAGCCGAGTCTTTGAAATCTGCTGCTCGTATGGAAGAGCTGTATGCAGAGGCTATGAAAGCAATGAAGCGATATGGCGGCCAGTACGAAGAAGAGGTAGACGATGATGAGTATTATTAAGGCTTCCGTCATCAGAGGAAGAGATGATTTCAATCGTTTGAAATGCTACTCTGAGTTATCTCAGCTTCGCACTTTCAGAGAACGCTATGAATACCTTCGCTTAAATGGTGCTGTCGGCAAAGAAACTTTTGGTTTCGACCGATATATGAATCAAGCATTTTATCGTTCTCCGGAATGGAAACATATTCGGGACATCGTTATTGCAAGGGACTATGGTTGTGATCTTGGCATCGAAGGCCGAGAGATTCGTGGAAAAGTCCGGCTCATCATACATCACATGAACCCGATTCTTCCAGAGGATATAAGAGATCGAAACGATATGATCCTTGATCCAGAATACTTAATTACCACAATTCACGATACTCATCTTGCCATTCATTACGGAGACGAGCACATGCTTTTACAAGAGCCGGTTGTAAGATTCGCCGGTGATACTTGCCCATGGCGGCGCTGATAGCTTAGATGCTATGGCGTCAATTTTTTTTGTGTCAATCAAGGCATGAAAAGGAGGATGTCCTATGCGCAGTAACGATCAGGACCGTGCTGAGGTCATCGGAACTGTAACGGGCTGCGATTTACTCAGTCTTTATGAATCTCCCGATCCTGAAGCTGCTGTTCTTACGGAACTTCCAGCCAAGGGTGAAATTCTTGTGGATCTCGATCATTCGACTGCTTCGTACTATAAGATTTGTAATGCAGCCGGAATCGAGGGATTCTGTAAGAGACAGTTTGTCTCTATCCATTCATAAAAAGGAGGTTGTTGTGTGGAGACTTCTGATAGTATCCTGACCTCCGTCAAGAAGCAATTAGGGATCGAGGCGGAGTATGATCACTTTGACGCCAACATTATCATGCATATTAACAGCGTCTTTTCGATCCTTAAACAAATGGGCGTAGGGCCGTCCAGCGGTTTCTCCATCAAAGGAGACACTGAGACATGGGATTCGTTTATTGGAGAAGACTTTGAGTCTTTCGCAATGGTAGAATCATACATGTATCTCAAGGTTCGTCTTCTCTTTGACCCGCCAATCAGTTCTGCCGCGATCGAAGCAATGAATCGTCAGATAAGCGAGCTTGAATGGCGACTCTTTGTCGAAGCAGATCCAGCCCTATAGAACGCTGAAAGGAGGAAATCCACATGGACAATAGTGTACTCGTTCACTATGGTGTTCTTGGCATGAAGTGGGGCGTTCGCCGTTTTCAGAACAAAGACGGAAGTCTTACTTCTGCCGGTAAGAAGCATTATAGCGGTAACAGTAAAGAGAAAAAGGAAATGGACCCTGAGAGACGAGAGCGTCTCAAAAAGGTTGCCATTGCAACCGGAACTGTCCTTACAGTGGCAGCCGCCACAGCTCTTTACCTCAACAATAAATCTGCTGTTGACAGTTTCGTGAAGCAGCACGGCAGTCAGCTTCTTTCCACGATCAAGGATACTTCTAACGAAGTCAGTAACACCGTGAAAACCAATTCAGCGAAGCGTACTGCCGCTAAACTTGCTGCCGACAAAGCTTATGCCCAAGCTCACAAGTCTGAAATTCTGAAGTCCGCTTCTAAACTTAATCGCTATAAGGAATTTCTTGGTGAGGACGAAGTCAAGGGTGCGATTAAGAATCTACAGCAAACAAGAGATTTGCATCAGCTTTCTCAGGACAACATTCGGCGTGGTGCAAATTATGTTTCCGCATTTCTGGCTTATGGCGCAGCTGCCACAACCGCGTATGGGTTGGTGAACTCGCCTCTGGCTAAGGACATCTCAAAGGCAGCTCAGAAACCTAAAGAGAAATCCAAGGGGTGATCTGATGTCTTTATCCAACACCGCTGTCCCCCGGTATTACGGCGCTTTTCGTGATGCGGTCATGCGTGGCGAGATTCCCGTATGTAAGGAAGTCGCTTTGGAGATGGAACGTATTGATGATCTAATCGACGATCCCATGTATTACTATGATGACATGGCGGTTGAAGGTTGGATCGAGTTCTGCGAAAACGAACTGACACTAACCGATGGTTCTGATCTCCATTTGCTGGATAGTTTCAAGCTCTGGGGAGAGCAGGTGTTTGGCTGGTACTATTTCGAGACGCGGTCTGTTTATGTCCCGAATAAAGATGGACGAGGAGGCCGATACGTCACGAAGAGAATCAAAAAACGATTGACGAATAAGCAATATCTGATCGTCGGAAGAGGCGCAGCAAAATCTCTATACGATTCTTGTATTCAGGCTTATTCATTGGTCGTTGATGGTTCCACAACTCATCAGATCACTACAGCCCCAACGATGAAACAGGCAGAGGAGATCATTAACCCGATCAAGACTGCAATCACCAGAGCAAAAGGTCCTGTCTTTAAGTTCATGACAGAAGGGTCGATTCAGAACACAACTGGAAACGCTGCAAACCGTGTGAAGTTGGCTTCAACAAAGAAAGGGATTGAAAACTTCATCTCCGGATCTCTTATTGAAGTCCGACCAATGTCTGTCGACAAACTTCAAGGTCTGCGTTGCAAAATTGCCACTGTAGATGAGTGGCTTTCTTCTGCTGATGCCAGAGAGGATGTCATTGGCGCAATTGAGCAAGGTGCATCTAAGCTTGACGACTATTTGATTGTTGCGACAAGTTCAGAAGGAACGGTCCGAAACGGAGCCGGCGATACAATCAAAATGGAGTTAATGAACATTCTCCAGCGCGTTGGTCCACCACAACCTCAGGTTTCGATTTGGTGGTACAAGCTCGATTCTGTTGAAGAGGTCGCTTATCCGAACATGTGGCTCAAAGCAAATCCGAATATTGGGAAGACAGTGACCTATGACGTATACCAGAAAGACGTTGATCGAGCAGAAACTGCACCTGCAACGAGAAATGATATGCTTGCGAAGCGTTTTGGCCTTCCGATGGAGGGTTATACATACTACTTTACGTATGAAGAAACACTTCCGCATCGTCGGCAGAAGTTCTGGCAAATGCCATGTGCACTCGGAGCCGATCTTTCACAAGGCGATGACTTCTGTTCGTTTACGTTCCTTTTCCCGTTAAGAGACGGTTCCTTCGGTGTAAAAACACGAAACTACATCACATCTTTAACGTTGCATAAACTCCCTGCTGCCATGCGAGTCAAGTATGAGGACTTTCTGGCGGAAGGGAGTTTAATCGTTATGGAGGGAACTGTTCTCGACATGATGCAGGTCTATGAAGACCTTGATGACCACATCATCAATTGCGGTTACGATGTTCGATGTTTTGGATACGACCCTTACAATGCGAAAGAATTTGTAGAACGCTGGCAAGCTGAAAACGGTCCTTTTGGCATTGAAAAGGTTATTCAAGGTGCTAGAACGGAATCTGTTCCTCTTGGCGAGTTGAAGAAGCTTTCTGAGGAACGAATGCTGATTTTCGATGAGGAGTTGGTAACGTTCTCAATGGGCAACTGCATCACCATGGAAGATACCAACGGAAACCGAAAACTGTTAAAGAAGCGTTCTGATCAGAAGATTGACGCTGTTGCCGCAATGATGGACGCATACATCGCATATAAGCATAATCCAGAAGCATTTGAATAACCGGCTACATTCAATCGAATGTTACAGGAATCGAATAACAAGGAGGCGATGATCTTTTTGCACATCGATATCAAGCTAAAGAAAAAGTGCGTCGATGCCTACAACGCAGGTCAGAAGCCGAAGGAAATATTCCAAAACCTGTACCATAAGGCAAATCCTGAAGCCGGATACGAGACATTTCGCAGACAATTGCGAACATGGCGCACGAAAACATTCCCGGATCAGTTGACTTTGGCTGCCGGGACATATGAAGGTTTTACAGCTCACAATGCGACAGTGCAAGTTAACGCTCAGGGAGAAATAATTCAAGCATGGATCAAACAGGCACTTGATGATGGTCAGTGGGACGCTCTTCTGAAAGCTATCCATGACAACATCGAGCCTACCAGAATCGAGCCGAATACCGGTGATGGTATTGGTATGCTTGAGATTCCTTTGTATGATATGCATTTGCCGCTTTCTGACCATACGAAGAGCATTGAACAACTACTTGGTATTATTGAACGCCAGAAATGGCAGGAGATCAATATCGTAATCGGACAAGACATGTTCCACAATGACGATATGCGGGGTCGGACTGCTTCTGGACGACCAATCGAAAGAGTGGACATTCCTCGTGCTTGGGAAATGGCAAAAGAGATCTGGTACAACGTGATTGAAACATCTCTTCGACAATCTGAAAATGTGAACTTGATTTACAGCATTGGCAATCACGATGAAAGTCTTGCGTGGGCTTTTGTGCAGATGCTGAAAGACCATTATCCACAGTTACATGTTGACGACCGAATGAAACAGCGGAAATGTATTTTCTGGCAAAACTGTTTTATCGGTTTGACGCATGGTCACTATGCGAAGAACAAAGTTCAAGATCTTCGAGGTCAGTTTACCATTGAGTTTCCCGAGGAGTTTTCAAAGTCAACTGTTCGGGAGATTCACGCTGGGCACTTGCATCACGAGGCCGAAGGCGATTTGTATGGCGTGATGATTCGTCGTCTTTCAAGAAATGGAACCACCGATCAGTGGTCGGAAGACGAGGGATACGTTGGCGCTCACAAACGTTTTATGGTTTTTGAGTGGATGCCCGGTTGCCTAAAAGCGGTCTACTACATTTAGGAGGACTGCAAATCATGCAACAAAGTCTTACAGAAAGGAGGGACGTATTTTGGATCAACATGACAGTTCCGTATCGTTGAGCGTTCTTGCTCATCATGGAATCGTCGGTATGAAATGGGGGGTCCGACGTTATCAGAATAAGGACGGAACCTTGACTCCAAAAGGTCGAGAACGACTGGAAAAACGAGATGATAAGTGGGCAGTTAAGAATAGCGAAAAAATAACCGAGAAAGCTCGAAAGAAATCTTCTAAAGAACTTGATCGGTACGCAAAAGAACTGATGAGAACCACTGGCGCATTCAACAAGAATGGGCAGCTTAGTTCCGCAGTTATTTCGGCATATAATCAGAAAATGTCGGAATTGATGACTCAAAAGGTATCTGATCTGCGTGCTCCCTCCGGAAAGGTCGTCAAGTTTGTAGCCAAACGAGGAGAAATCGGTGTCATGATGGCACTTGCTGATGCCGGCTACAATATGGACCAGCTCAAGAACGGTGTATGGGCAGATGGAAGAGTCTCCTATAAGAAAACCGTTCTTGATAAGATCTAGGGGGTGATGCCTTGGAAATGACCTTTGGTTCCCGGTTAAAGCATGCGTGGAACGCTTTTACCGGAAATGAGTTTTACCGCCCTAGATACGACATAGGACCCAGTTATTCGTATCGCCCAGATCGACCTATTTTCAGTCGTGGAAACGAGCGTTCCATTGTCACATCTGTTTACAATCGAATAGCATTGGACGTGGCGTCTATCTCTATCCAGCATGTTCGCTTGGATAAAGATGGGCGCTTTACTGATGTTATGGAGAACAGCGGATTGAATACCTGTCTTGGTTTGGAAGCCAATTTGGATCAAACTGGAAGAGCATTTATTCAAGATGTCGTTGTCTCCATGCTTGATGAAGGCTGCATTGCTATTGTTCCGATTGATACAGATATCGATCCGGAATCTGGATCGTTCAAAATCGAGTCAATGCGGACCGGTAAAATATTGGAGTGGTATCCGGAGCATGTGAAAGTTCATGTCTACAATCAGAAAACTGGGAGAAAAGAAGACATCATTCTTCCTAAATCTTCTGTGGCAATCGTTGAGAATCCTTTCTACGCAGTCATGAACGAATCTAACTCCACACTACAAAGGCTGATCCGAAAACTCAATATTCTGGACGCTATTGATGAACAAAGCGGTTCCGGAAAACTCAATCTCATTATTCAGCTTCCTTACGTCATTAAGACGGAGGCAAGACGTCAACAGGCGGAAAACCGTCGCAAAGATATAGAAGAGCAGTTGGCCGGTTCCAAATACGGTGTTGCTTATACCGACGGAACCGAACATGTAGTTCAGCTAAATCGACCCGTCGACAACAACCTGATGTCTCAGATCGAGTATCTAACGAGCATGCTTTATAGCCAGTTGGGTTTGACCCAAGGCATTATGGATGGCTCTGCCGACGAAAAGACAATGCAGAACTATGAAACTCGCACTGTCGAACCGATCCTTTCCGCGATTGTTGACGAAATGAGGAGGAAGTTCCTCACAAAGACCGCTCGGTCACAGAAACAATCGATTCTGTTCTTTAGAGATCCGTTCAGATTGGTTCCTGTTAGCAGCCTTGCTGAGATTGCTGACAAGATGACTCGTAACGAGATTATGACCTCGAATGAGGTTCGTCAGAAGATCGGCCTAAAGCCTTCCAAAGACCCGAAGGCAGACGAGCTTCGTAACAGCAATTTGAGTGCCCCTAAAGAAGGAACTACATCACCGACCGAACAAACAAACCCGAAGGAGGATACAGTTCAAAATGGATCATGAGTATGACTTCAGTGGCTGGGCAACTCGGAACGATCTTGTTTGCGCCGACGGACGAACAATCCGTAAGGATGCTTTCAAGCATTGTGACGGGAAGACGGTTCCTCTGGTTTGGAACCACCGCCACGACGAACCTGCCAACATCCTCGGTCATGCGTTGCTGGAAAACCGAGCAGATGGCGTTTATGCCTACTGCTCGTTCAATGATACCGAAAGCGGCAGAGCCGCTAAGGCTCTTGTCCAGCATGGGGATGTTGAATCTCTCTCCATCTACGCCAATGGGCTGAAACAGACCCCGAACAAGGATGTCATGCACGGTGATATCAAGGAGGTCAGCCTGGTGGTTGCCGGTGCCAACCCCGGTGCGTTTATTGACTTTGTCGATATGGCGCATGCGGAAGAGGGCTCCGAGACGGAGGTCATCATCAGTGCCGGCGAAGGCATCAGTCTCTATCATTCCGAAGAGAAATCGAAGACCCTTTCCAAGTCCAAAGAGGACGACGAGAAGGAGAAAGATTCTGCCGATGAATCGGAGAAGAAGCCGGACGAGGAAAAAGCTGATGCCGAAAAGGAGTCTGAGAAGAAGGCGGAGGCTGAGACGGACAAGCCGGCTGAAAGTGCTGAGCTTGAACACTCGAAGGAACCCACCAAGGAAGATGGTGAATCTGAGGACGATGAGTCTGAGATTCAGCTTTCCGAAGATGAGGCCATTGAGGATGTCATCAAGACTATGACTCCGAAGCAACAGCTGGTCATGAATATTCTGATCGGCGCGGCCCTGGAAACGGCCGCAAACGGCGGGGACGAAAAGAAAGGTCCCGAACAGAAAACTGAAAAAACTGAAGGAGGACAATCCACTATGAAGCACAATGTTTTCGAGAAGGAAGAGAACCAGAACGATGTTCTGATCCATTCCGAGGATCGCGCGGCCATTCTCGAACTGGCCAAGACCACCAGCGTCGGCAGTCTGAAGACCGCCATGAAGATCTATGCTGAGCAGAATGAGCTGAAGCATGGTATCGACAATATCGAGAATCTGTTCCCCGACTTCAAGGATCTGCGTCCCGGCGCCCCCGACAAGGTCACTCGTGACCAGGGGTGGGTCAACGTGGTCATGAAGAAGGTCAACAAGAGCCCCATCAGCCGCATCCGTACCCGTCAGATGGACACCCGTGTCGATGCGCTTCGTGCGCATGGTTACCGGAAGGGCACCCAGAAGACTGTTTCGGCCAACATGAAGGCCATTTCCCGTACCACTGATCCCCAGACCGTGTATATCACCGATGCGCTGCATCGTGACGATATCATCGACATCACCGACTTCGATGTGGTTCAGTACCAGTGGGAGACTATGCGTGAGATCCTCAACGAGGAGATCGCCACTGCCATCATGATCGGCGACGGTCGTATCGACAACGATCCGAACAAGATTTCCGAGGATCATGTCCGCTCCATTTGGAACGATGACAACACCTATACCATTCACTACGACGTGGACATCGAGGCTGCCCGGACCGAGCTGAACGGCACCGGAACCGGCGTGAGTTTCGGCGACAACTACATCTATGCTGAGGCTATCATCACCGGCGCGCTGTATGCTCGCGAGAAGTACAAGGGTACCGGCACTCCCGATTTCTTCTGCACTCCTCACCTGGTCAATGTGATGCTGCTGGCCCGCGATATGAATGGTCGCCGCATCTACAATTCCAAGGCTGATCTGGCTGCGGCGCTGAACGTCGGCGCTATCTATACCGCCGAGCAGTTCGAGGGCCTGATCCGTACCGATGTCGATGACGCTTCTCAGCACAAGCTCCTGGGCCTGTTCGTCAACCTGGCCGACTATACCGTTGGCGCTACCAAGGGCGGCGAGATTACCCGCTTCAACCAGTTCGACATCGATTTCAACAAGGAGAAGTATCTGATCGAGACCCGCATTTCCGGCGCTCTGACCAGAGTCTATTCCGCCATCGCTCTCGAAGAGCCTGTGGGAAACCCTTGACAGGCTTGACTGTTGATGTCGATATCGCTTCTGACACCGATCTTTTCGGAAAGACGGTTTCTGACCTGCAAAGCGATATCGTGATCGGCAGCGATGAGATCACCGGTACGCTGAATTACATCGATGACTACTCTTCCGCGTTTAGCGGTGAGCTGTCCTCTGGTAACTTTATCGCGATTCACGCAAGCGTACCCGATGTCGAAGATGTCACAATCACCGTTAAGGTAACGAATCCTGTTACGCTCGACGATGACGGCATCGCTGTCCTTCGCATCGCAGACAAGAGCTCGCAGACGATCACAGTCGTGGCGAGTAAAGAGGGCTACACTTCTGTTCAGAAGATCTTCGGCCTTAGCGGCCTGACTTGCGAGACGGAAGACTGATGGTGTTAACGAGGTAATTCAAAATGGCAAAGTTTTACGGACCAATAGGCTATGCTGATACGACGGAAACAGCTCCTGGCGTATGGGAAGAACAAATTGTCGAGTATTTCTACTATGGCGATTTTATTCGGAATACACGTCAGCTTCAATCTGGCGAAGCCCTCAATGACAACATCAACGTTGCAAATGAGATTAGCATTGTCGCCGATCCGTTTGCCAGAGAGAATTTCCACAAAATGCGATATGTGAAGTTTATGGGCGCGGCTTGGAAGATCTCCAATGTAGAGGTCGGATATCCGCGCCTGATTCTTACGATCGGAGGTCTTTACAATGAATCGAAGGATTGAGCTTCATGCGATTCTTTGTGAGATTTTGGGTTGTCCTGAACGGGGCAAAGAGTGCCGCGCTTATTTTCAGCCTCCCGCAACTATTAAGATGCAGTATGACTGCGTTCGATACGAGCGGACGAAGATCGATCAGAATCATGCAGATAATCTTCCATATCTACTTCATGATCGTTATCAGTTAACCCTGATCTACAAGAATCCGGATAGCGACCTTCCGAAAAAGATTTCCGCACTTCCGATGTGTTCACATGAACGTCATTACACCGCGGACAATCTTAACCATGATGTATTCAATCTATATTTCTAACAGGAGGATACTACTATGAGTAAAATCAAGTGGGACGAGACCGGTAAGCGATTCTACGAAACCGGTGTTGACCATGCCATTCTGTACCCCATCGATTCCAACGGCGACTACAGCAACGGTGTCGCGTGGAACGGCATCACTGGCATCACCGAGAGCCCGTCCGGGGCTGAGGCCAATCCCCTGTATGCCGACAATATTAAGTACCTCAACCTGGTTGCGGCCGAGGACTTCGGCCTCACCATTGAGGCCTACACCTATCCCGATGAGTGGGCTGCCTGCGACGGTTCCGCCGAGATCTCTACTGGCGTCATGGCCGGTCAGCAGAGTCGCAAGACCTTTGGCCTTTGCTATCGTACCAAGCTGGGTAACGATGTTGATGGTCAGGATCATGGCTACAAGCTTCATCTCATCTACGGCGCTCTGGCTGCTCCGTCTGAGCGCGGCTATCAGACCGTGAACGACAGCCCGGAGGCAATCACCTTCTCCTGGACCGTGACCACGACTCCCGTTGAGGTCACCGGCTTCAAGCCCACTGCCTGCCTCACCATCGATTCCACCAAGGTTCCCTCTGCCAAGCTGACCGATCTGCTTGAGATTCTGGAGGTAAGGACCCGACTACTGTCGGCGGCAATGACGGTGTCAATCCTCGGCTTCCTCTCCCCAACGAGATCATCACCGATATTCTTTCCTGATCTGCAACTATTCGTCATCTGTAAAAGCGGGGCTCTCATCGTCGAGGGCTCCGCTTTCTTTTAATTTTGAAAGGAGAAAACTTCAATGCTGAAACTTACCAGAACTTACAAGGACTACAACGGCGGTACCCGTACCGAGGATTTCTACTTCAACCTGACCCAGGCTGAGATCACTGAGATGGAAGTCTCTGTTGACGGTGGTCTTGTTGAGATGATCAACCGGATCGTCGCCGCACAGGATGGCAAGCAGATTATCGCTCTTTTCAGGGATATCATTCTGCGGGCCTATGGCGAAAAGTCCCCTGATGGAAAGCGTTTCATCAAAACACAAGAGCTTCGCGATGCTTTCGCACAGACCGAGGCTTACAGCGATCTCTTTATGGAATTGGCTACGGATTCCAAGGCTGCTGCCAATTTCGTAAACGGCATTATTCCGGCTCAGAAGCCTGATCAGCAGGGCGGCGTGAAGCCTCAGCTCGTGGAGCCGTCTTCTGCTGACAACGGCTAAACTGTTTTCTGGGAGACCGGAAATGCTTAAGATTACAATTCCCGCCTGTACAGAACAGTACGACGAAGTGAACAACGTTTTTATAGCGGCGACAAAAGAGCAGACGCTATCACTTGAGCATTCTCTGGTCTCCCTTTCAAAATGGGAGTCCAAATGGCATAAGCCATATCTAAGCAAAGAGCCGAAAACAACAGATGAGTTCATCGATTATGTTCGTTGTATGACATTAACACAAAATGTCGATCCAAATGTTTATACGGCTCTTGCTGTTATGCCTAGACTTCTTGCTGAAGTGTCTGCTTATATCGATGCGTCTATGACGGCAACAACTTTTCCGAAGGGAAACAAGCCGCCAAGCAGAGAAATCATTACGTCAGAAATCATCTATTATTGGATGGTTTTTTACAACATCCCATTTGAGTGTCAGAAATGGCATCTGAGTCGTCTTCTTACACTTATCAATGTCTGTAATGTCAAAAATGCGCCGCAGAAGAAGATGAGTCGCCAAGAAGTTATGACGAGGAATAGAGCATTGAATTCTGCTCGGAGAAAGAAACTGAACACGAGAGGGTGAAATAGATAATGACCAAAAAAGGTATCGATATTTCCACTTGGCAAGGAAACGTTGACTTCTCGAAGGTCGCAACAAGTGTTGATTTTGTGATTCTTCGAGAAGGCTATCGTCAAACAACTGATAACAGATTCTTTGAGTACGTCAAGGGGTGTAAGGCAAATCACATTCCAATTCTTGGCGTATATCATTTTACCTATGCACTGAATGAGGCCCAGGCTGTCGAAGAGGCAAGATTCTGCATCGAAAACATGCAAAAGGCCGGTCTCGGAAAAGATGTCATCGTCTTCTTCGATTTCGAGTATGACACCGTAAAAAAGGCTAAGGCCGCTGGTGTTGTTCTCGGAAAGACTCAGTGCATGGCTCATACAAAAGCGTTTTGCGAGTACATCAAGTCCCAGGGCTATAAGCCTGGCGTGTACTCCAACATTGACTATTACCGTAACATGTACGAACCATCGCTGTTGAAGAAGTACATCTTTTGGCTGGCGGATTATTCCGGTGGTCCGGACTATGAATGCAGCTTTCAGCAGTATAGCAGCATCGGAACGGTTCCCGGAATCGGCGGTAATGTCGATATGGATCTTTATTTCGGCGAACTTTCCGAGCAGCCTGAGATCGCGACCGGTTATACGGCGCAGGCACTGCTCGCAATCGCCGCAACGGAGATTGGCTATCATGAAAAGGCTAGCAACGCCGATCTTGATAATCCTCTCGGCAACATCGGTTCAAACAACTGGACTAAGTATGCTCGTGATCTTGCGGCTGCCGGCTATTACAACGCCAACAAAAACGGTTTTGCGTGGTGCGATGTTTTCATCGATTGGTGTTTCTATCAGCTTGCTGGAAGGAACGCTGCCAAAGCACAGGAGATTGAGTGTCAGACCGGTCCTTATGGGGCCGGCTGTACTTTCTCCAGAAAGTATTACCAGCAGCAGGGACGTCTTTACACCGAGCCTCAGGTCGGCGACCAGGTGTTCTTCACTCGCAATGGAGAAATCACCCACACGGGTATTGTTGAAACTGTGAGTGGAAACAGAATTACCACTATCGAGGGTAACAGCAGCGACCAGGTCATTCGTCGCAGTTATACGCTTGGCGATGGTTATGTCAAAGATTTTGGGCGTCCGAAGTATGACGCCAAGACCATCGAGGAACTGGCCAGAGAGGTTCTCGCCGGAAAGTGGGGGGTTGCCGATTATCGCAAATCTGCACTTACGGCTGCCGGATACGACTATGCGGCTGTTCAGGCAAGAGTGAATGAGCTTGTAAAGGCCAGCACTGTTCAGCCTGTTTCTGAGGCCGACAAAGCTATCGATAAGCTTGCTGAGCTCGAAGTCATTGATTCCGCAGATGAGTGGAAGAAGGCTGTAAGCGCCGTAAAGTATCTCGACTTGCTTCTTATCAAAGCGGCTGAAAAGATCATTAGTGCTCGAATCGATTCCCCCGAAGAGAGTATTGACCAACTGGTTAAAGACGGCATCATCAACACGCCGGATTACTGGCTGGCACATTACCAGGACATTCCTGATCTCGGTGCGCTTTTGTGCGCACTTGCCTGGGCGAAGAAAGGATAACAGACGATTATGGTAACATTCAGACAAAAGGGCGATTTCTCTAAAGCGACTAGGTTTTTGGAGAAAGCCAAAGAGCTTGTTCATCTCGGCGATCTCGATAAGTATGGTCGCGCTGGAGTAGCTGCCCTTGCGTCTGCAACTCCGGTCGATTCTGGATTGACAGCCAGCTCCTGGTACTACGAGATAAAGAATCAAAATGGAGTGGCTTCAATTTCATTCCTTAATTCCAACATTCAAGACGGTGTTCCGATTGCCATCATACTTCAGTATGGACACGGCACCGGGACGGGTGGCTGGGTAGAAGGGCGAGATTACATCAACCCCGCTATCCAGCCTATTTTTGACCAAATTGCAAAACAAGCATGGGAGGAGGTTAAACGGCTATGAGCACGACAATCGATGAAAAAGTCGTAGAAATGCGATTTGATAACAAGCAGTTTGAGGATGGCGTTTCTACAAGTTTGAATACGCTTGATCGGCTCAAGAAGGGGCTAGATCTCAGTGGAGCAGCAAAAGGCTTCGATAGTCTTAGTGATGCTGCTAAAAAGTGCGATATTTCAGCAATAGGAAATGTTGTTGAATCGGTCTCTTCAAAGTTTTCAGCACTTGAGACAATAGCTGTTGGTGCTCTTCTCAAAATTGGCAGTCAGGCGGTTATGGCTGGTGAACAGCTTCTTAAATCCTTGACGATAGAGCCAATTACTACCGGTTTTAACGAATATGAGCTCAAGATGGGTTCAATACAGACCATCATGGCAAGCACCGGAGAAAGTTTGGATAGAGTCAACCAAAAACTTGATGAATTAAACAAGTATTCTGATCGCACCATCTATTCTTTCTCTGATATGACCACCAATATCGGTAAGTTTACCAATGCTGGCGTCAAATTAGATGACGCTGTCGCTGCGATTCAGGGTGTCAGTAATGTTGCTGCGATTTCTGGTGCGAATGCTGCCGAAGCTTCCAGAGCAATGTATAATTTTGCTCAAGCTTTGTCTGCCGGCTATGTAAAGCTGATCGACTGGAAGTCTATCGAAAATGCTAAC